ATGCCATGCTGAGCGTTTCTTTTCTGCCTATTGCGTCTAACTAGAACTATTGCTACAACTGCGGCCACCGCTAAAATTCCAATGATAATTTCCATTTTGTTCGCCTTTTAGTTTATGTTCGTTTGATGACAACTTGTGAAAACATAGGCAGCAACATACGCTGTCTAAGTACTTTTGCGCGTTCATGCTCTACATCGTCAGAGGCTAATACAACTGCTGTGTTTTCGGATGGGTTGACTAAGTAAGTTAGTGTGCTGACGCCTTCTAAATCTTCTACTGTGGCTGTGTGGGTTTCCCACTCGATTTCTGACATGTCTACGCCTCCACCGATATAAGTGATAAGTTTTGGAATGTGATGTTTGCGTCAGAGAAGTATCTGCTTTGACTGCTGACCACTACACGATATGAGAAATCAGACGTGCTAGCGTTTGTGTCAGTAAAGGTGAACACGCCACCATCTCCACCGTCCTCTGTGATACTAGTTATCCAAAAACCACCACCTTCATTCATACTAAATGTAGTATTAGTGGTAGTCATTGATACAGATGTGAGGTTAGTCCATGAGCCTGAGCCTAGCTTTCTTTGTAGAGTTAAAGTGCCTGCAGCTTTACTGACAACCCCAGGTGTAGCTTGGGTGTTATTACTGGTAAAACCTCGCCATGACATAGCAACATTGACTTGTTTAGAGGCTCCATTAGTGCTGAACGGACCAATCTCGACGCTTGGATTCAATGTTTTAGACGTAGACTGCGCTGCGTTCTTTAAGACACCCGCGCTTAAGCCTCCACCAAAATAAGAATTGCCGCTTACATCTTTCCATTCAAGTGCGTTTGCTTTAGTAAGTGCTGCGAAATTTGGCTGTCCGTCACCTAATAGAATGCGTGGCCCGAACCAATACCATAAGCCCTCAGAGCCAAACCCTGTCATTAGCTCGACTTTCATGTGTGTTGTGCCGATCATGTTTATCTGTGGTGATTCAAGGCGTCCTGTCATTACGCCACCAAATTCACCCGTTGCCGCACTTATGTCACCGGCAAAATTCCACCGTCCATTGGCATAAAACAACTGAGTAACGCCGGAGGTATCTGCAAAGGTGAGCGTGTCGCCTTTAAATCGAATGGAACGCTGAACGCCATCTACATCGATACCTGTGACTATTTGGTCGCCACCTTCTATGGTTGATGTTCTTAAAAACGCCCTAGCTTCTAGCTCGCCTGTTAATGTGTTTAGCCCAGTGTTAACGCCAACTTGTGCGGTTGCAAAATCCTCAACGTCATCAACTCTTGAGTCTAACGATATTGCAGACTGTGCAGCGCCTTGAGCGGTAGTGGATGCGGATTGAGCCAATGTAGATGCCGCTGATATGTCTGTGCCTAAATCTGTTCGTATTGCGGTGTTTAGCGCGGTTATTGCATTCGCTCTAGTGCTTGCCTCTGCCGCAACTGCTTGGCTGACGATTGTAACTGCAGCCTCTCTTGCGCCCGTCTCAGTAGTGATTAAGCCGCGAAGGGTTGTATTAAGTGTGGCTCTAGCTTGTGACTCGGTTGCAACGGCGTCTGCATTATCCTCTATTAGCGCACTAACATCGGTAAGGTCAGTTTGAATAGCGGCGTTTAAGGCTGTTATCGCCTGAGACCTTGTGATGCCTTCATTAACAATTGACTGATTTACGCTATTGATAGCGGCTGTTCTGCTGTTTCTTTCTGTAGTTACTTCTGCACTTACATTTGTGATGCGCTGTGAAATTGCGCTACTAGGTGCAACTAACGAGGTGTTATAAGCACTTATCGCGGCGGTTACGTCTGCTGTCTCAACCATGTCACTGCGTATAGACGCTTCAACTGTATCGATTTGCGTAGCAATGGCACCAGTAGGGCCAACTAATGTATCGTTATAAGTGGATATTGCCGCGCTAATGTCACTAGCATCGGATAGGTCAGTGCGTAATCTTGACTCTAATGTGGTCAATGATGTAGCTCTTGCACTCGCTTCATTTGCAATGCTATTGGCCAGACCTTGAATGCCGCTTAAGTAAACACTATCCGCAACTAAATCTGACCTAAGCTCCGTTTCTAAAGCTTGCACTCGAGTGGAAATGGGTCCTGATGCAGATACAAGTGTGGTGTTATATGTATTAATTGCGGCTGTTATGTCTGCACTATCCGCTAAATCACTACGCAAAGATGATTCCAAAGAATCAACCTGAGAAGCAATAGCCCCGCTAGGACCAACGAGCGTTGTATTATATGAAGTGATTGCGGCGTTTATTTCAGATGTTGGATCTAATGCTGTTCTTAAGGTGCTATCTAACGTGGTTAAGGCAATAGACCGCGCTTGAGCCTCGTCAATAATTCCTTGAAAAGCATCATCCACTCTACCGTCTAACGTGGCAATTGTGGTAGCTATCGCATCATCAAGCCCCTCGGCTATCTGAGAGATAACGCCATTTGTGCCAACTAACGTGGCATTGTAGGTGGCAATTGAGGAATCGATAGCAGGTTGTGGGTCGCCGCCTGTACCCGTAATTCTCGCATCTAATAAATCAAATTGAGCGGTCCTTGCGTTGGTCTCAGTGACAACCGCTTGTGTGACAGTGGTTATAGCCGCTTCTCTATCTGTTTCTTCGCTTGTAATTGCCGCTGTTAACGTAGTCGATAAAGTAGCTCTTGCGGTAGACTCATCTGCTATAGCCTCATTAAGCGTAACTACCGCCGCCTCTCTTGCGCTGGTCTCGTCATCTATCAAAGCGGTTAAGCTGGTTTCTAATGCAGCCCTGCTTGATGTTTCACCGGCTAACGCTGACGACAGCATAATGATTGCGGCATCACGCGCTGCACTTTCTGCGCTAATAGATGCAGATAAGTTTGTTGATAGTGTCGCTCTTGCCTGTGACTCGCTTGCAATTGATTGTGCGTTAGTTGTTACGCCTGCCTCAACGTCTACAATATCAGAGGCGAGCACAGACCTTACATCTTCAATCTGTGTGGCTATGGCACCATTAACGCCTGTCAACGTAGAATTGTAAGAGCTTATAGCGGCAGTTAATTGCGCAGAAGTAATATTGTCTGTGATAGGTAAGTTAGCAACGGTTTGTTGCAAGGTCGTGATAGATAATTCGTTATCAGCAATGTCGGCTGTGGATTGCAATATCGATGCTTCACTATCTGCTACGCGGCGCTCAATAGCACTTAAATCACCCATATCAAGGTTTAAAATAGCATCGTAATACGTCTTTATCTCTGCAGCGCGTTCAGATACTAACGGTAGCTCTCTAGCGTCGTATAAAGTGAGGTCGCCATTTTTGTCGATGTAGACTAATTTATCCTCTACCGTCATAGGCGGGATAACGTTATTACCATTAAACGTAGACGGTAATATAATGGCATTAGTGTCTACTTGACCTATCCTATCAAATGCAGTCTCAACCGCTTGGAAGTCTGTGTTGTATTTATCAGACCTAACGGTTGCTCCTGCAAGCACAGGATTGTCAAAGGTAAAAAACTTATTCGCCATTAGCGTCTGCGTCCTCTAGGGGAAAAGTGAATGATGACTGAGTTCATAACGTGCGGAGGCTCGTCAATAGCATCGCCTGTGAATACTGTGGATATATTTCGTGATAGCCCATCAATGTAAACGTCTGATGTGTATACCAGGGCAGATGACCATCGCGTAATATCAAACTGCGCTTGGTCCCAAAAACCGCCACCGCCTTGTGCCGTTATTGCATAATTAATTTGCTGTGCGATATGCGCCGGAATAGTGTCATTGGGTCGGTGATACGGTAGCCATGGATCGGCATAATCAAACTCAGGAGTGCAAAACATCGAAGCGGTAGCACTGGTGCCTATTTCAGCAACAATTTTACGCCATCTTTTTTTATACTCAGGAGAGCCCAAATCAGTGAATGCAGGTCGTAGGACGTGTCTAATTGGCTCGCCATCAAAGCTAAACCCTCGCTCCATCTGATATACATAACCATCGTCAGAGCCAAAGAATACAACCTCTCTGCCTGTTTCATCCTCACCGGAATAAGCGCATCTAACGACCTTTTGGAAGTCAAACGTGCTAAATCCTGATACCTCAGAGCCAAAGAAGGTACAAATCAAACCTGTGCCATCATCAAAGCAAACGCGATACTGATTCTTTTCTCTTATGATCATAGATGCGGTAGTGCGGCGAATGTACTCATTAAGCAAAGGCTCGACTTTTTGGCTTATAGTAGCTGTGTCGAAGTTACCGAATTGCTGAACCCGGTTAAGTCTTGTCATGCCTCTATCATCTAAATAAACAGAGTCGCCCATGGTTTGGACTGTGCCTTCTATAGCACCGGTTGTTTTAGATAGGTCTTGCAGTTGGAAGTCTGCTTTTGAAGTGCCGTACAGTAGATAAGTGCGATTACGGCATAATACTGCCATCGCATTGTTAGCTTGTAGATCTAAACCGACAATATCATCGCCGGTGCCAATCTCGCCACCGTTTAAAAAATCACTAGGCTCGCCAACCGCAGAATATACAAACGTCCCGCCTTCATAGGCATTGACCATAATTTGCGATGATAATATTTCAATATGTGTGGGGAATTTTTCTGGGATAGGACCTGTTATTTGCAAGAACCGATTACCGTCAAATTCAAAGAGTGGGTTTTGACTATCCACACCGTATAATTTAACGCTAGAGTCTGATGCACCAAAGTTAGCAACTGAAAACTCATACTTGCCACCGGCCTTAAGTCTAGGTGTTGCAACTTTCTGCCACCCTTGGGCGCTAGCTTCCCACATGAAACACTCGTCACCGTCTTGTGAGTCTCTAAATGCGTATGTCACGCCCTTAAACTGGGCAATCCCTCTTATGGGTCCACTGCCATCAATAGGCTGAATAGCGAGCCTTCTAGCTTCTCTTTCTGATGTGACTGCAACCCTTGTGCTTTCATCATCTGCAAAGGGCCAACCGGGTAAATCACCGGCTTTCACTGCGCTAGGTGCTGGGCGCCCATCAAAGCGCTCGTAACCCATTAAGCGTTGATAACGACCTAGTGAGTTAACTTCATAATTAAATAGCTGTATAGCCTCGCCTGCTTGCAATTCCAATACAGAAGAGGATAGATTTAAACCGCCCTTAAATAATATAGGGATAGCTTGAATATTGCGGTTCATCCAAATACCACTTTAGGCTTTAGGTCGCCATTCATTTTGTTCAGCCACGCCAAATATTCCATTCTTGCTTGCTGATAACGAATCGTATCGTCCTCATGTATCGAGTAATACATGATCGCTTTAGCAATAATAGTATTGTGATAGTCAATCGGAATAATTGAAGTGTCTGTATCATTCACCAAATCTACCGGATTGATGAAATACTCAACATCCAACGTACTCGCAATGGCAGGTGTGGGATAAAATTCAATTCGACCATCTGGTCTAGTGGTAAATAAGCTTGGTTGCTGCGCAGTTGTGTTTGCGGTATTGCTTACCTCAGACTGCCAATCATCCCAAGCCACACAGGTTAACGGTGAGCTACCCTGTAATGTAATGCTTTTGATATGGCGTAAGTCTGCAATCTGCAAATCAGCAGGGTAATACAATTTAGTACCTGGTATTAAAAGTGGGCTAGCCATTTGCCACATAAAGTTCCAACCGTTACTTTCAAGTTGGATCTCTTTGTTAGCAAGCTTCACCCATTTAACAACTTTGGCGAGAATGCCAGACTGACCAGTAACCGATGCAGGGCCGGTTGATGTGATTCCCGCTTCGGTAGCTACTGCTTGACATATCTCGATAAAGTTCATTTACGCCTCTTTTACTTGGTAAGGGTATGCGTTAACTTCCATCCATTCACCGCTTTCGTCTTGTATGCGACGCTTAGCGTTTTCAATGGTGGGTAATAGTGCGCGTGGGCATCTCACCCATTTACCCCGTGGGAAACGATAGGACTTGCCGTTTAAGCC